GGGCGAGGCCGATGTGATGTTCGAGGCGGCCTTCGGCGACCGCGGCCTCGAGGAGACGGCGTCGATCCTGCGGACGCTTCGCGACTTCTTCATCGAGAAGTTCGGCCTCGAGGAAACCGAGAAGGCCCTGCCGTCCTGGCGCATCGAATGGCTCGGCCAGATGGAGCCCGAGGCAAAACCCGCCGCCTTCGCCGGCGCCGCACCCGCTCAACCGCAACAGCAACCCACCGAAGAGGACCCCGCCGTGACCAAACCCGATCCGGCCCCCGATCCGGCCTTCGCCGCGCGCGAGGCCGAAATCGCCGCCCGCGAAGGGCGCATCGCCGCCCGCGAGGCAGCGCTCGTCCATGCCGACAACCTGGCCTTCGCCGAAAGGCTCGTGACCGAAGGCCGGCTCCTGCCCGCATCGAAAGACAAGGCGGTGAGCCTCCTTGACGCGCTGCCGGGCGAGGCGACGGTCGCCTTCGCGGACGGCGCCGAAAAGGTCAGTCCCGCCCAGGCGCTGCGCGAGATCCTCGAGGCACAGCCGAAGGTCGTGAACTTCGGCCGGCTGGACATGCCCGAGGGCGGTGAGGGCGCGCGGGCCGCGACGTTCGCGGCCGATGGCAAGCCGGTCGATCCGGCGGGCCTCGAGAAACACACCAAGGCGCTCGACTACCAGCGCCAGCATCCCGGCACGGCCTACATCGACGCCGTCCGCGCCGTGTCCTGAGGGAGGGACCCATGCAGTATTTCCAGGACGTCCTGACGATCACCGTCACCTCGACCAGCACCTTCGAGGCCTATGACCTCGTCGACCACGCCGGCGCGAAGATCACCGCGGCCGATGCCGTGGTTCTCGGCGCCGCGAAAAGCCCGGTGACGGTCATCGGCGATCCCGCCGCGATCATGGTCGTGGGCGTCGTTCGCGTGAAAGCCGTCGGCGCGATCGCCCAGGGCGCCAAGGTGGTCTCGGCCGCCGCGGGCGGCGTCCAGACCGTCGGCGCCGGCGTCAACGCCTTCGCGACCGCGCTCAATGCCGCCGCCGACGGCGAATTCGTCGACATCCTCATCCGCTAAGGAGCTGCCCCATGGCCCCCGTCAATACCCGTACCGCCGCGGTGATCGATCCGATCCTCTCGACCCATGCCCGCGGCTACCGCAACCAGGAATTCGTGGCGCCGGCGCTCTTTCCGCGCGTCACGGTGCCGAACCGGTCCATGCGCGTCATCAAGTTCGGCAAGGAAGCCTTCCGGATGATGAACACCCGCCGGGCTCCCGGTGCAGACAAGAAGCGCGTCCAGTACGGCTATGCCTCGGATCCGATCAGCCTCGTCCAGGACGCGCTCGAGGGCGTCGTGCCGATCGAGCACCAGGAAGAGGCGATGGCCGTGCCCGGCATCGACCTCGGCCGCGGCGCGGTCAACATGGTCCTCGACGTCGTCGACCTCAATCTCGAGTACGACAGCGCCCAGCTCGCGCGCAACGCCGCGAACTACGACGCGAACCACAAGCTGACGCTGACCAGCACCGCGCGCTGGACGAACGCCGCGTCGACCCCGCAGGCCGACGTCCAGGCCGGCCAGGAGGCGGTCCGCCGCTCGATCGGCCGCTATGCCAACACGATGGTGATCGGCCCGACGGTCTTCAACGCGCTGCGCCGTCACGCCGCGATCAAGGAGCAGTTCAAGTACACGTCGAAGGACAGCATCACCGTCGACATGCTCGCCGCCTACTTCGACCTGAAGCGGGTCGTCGTCGGCAAGGCCGTCTACCTGCCCGAGACCGCGGCCGACACCGCGCTCGCCTCCGACATCTGGGGCGATGACGCGGTCCTGGCCTACGTGCCGGAGACCGGCGACACCTACCAGGTACCCTCCTACGGCTACACCTACGAACTCTCGGGCTACCCGCAGGTCGAGGCGCCCTACTTCGAGCGGTCGAACGACAGCTGGCTCTACCCGGTCAAGACCGAGCGCAAGCCCTACCTCGTCGGCGCCGAGGGCGGCTTCCTCTTCACCGACGCCGGCAAGCCGTAAGGGGGGCGCGATGGAGAAGATCACCGTCAGGATTTCGAGCCCCGTCAAGATCGGCGAGGCGGTCCACATGCCGGGCGACTTGGTCGAGGTCGATCCGGAAACGGCAGCGATGCTCTCCGCCGCCCGCGTCCTCGCGGTCGACGAGGAGACCAGTGCCACGGTCGAGACCGGTCACATCGCCACCGTCACCGTCGATGCCGCCGGGCTGATGGCCGAGCGCGACGCCGCCATTGCCCGCGCCGAGGCGGCAGAGGCGCGCCTGGCGGCGATCGAGGCGGACGCGAGGGAGAAGACGGCAGCCACCCCCACCCCTGCCGCTCCGGCCAAAGGCGCCCCGAAGAAGGGCGCCGCGGCCGCCAAGGGCTGAAACGCCCCTCGCGCGGGGCGGCTGCAAGGTCGGCCCGCGCACCCGAATGCCAGGCGAAAGCCCGGCGGCGATCCGCACCCGTAAGGCCGAGGAGGGCTGGGGCGGGGAGCCGGGCGAGTAGGCCGCCGGGGGCGCAGCCCGGACGCGAACGTCGCAAGGGGGCGTGACAGGCCGGAGAGACGGCCACCAGCAACACCTGAGGAGCCCCCGCACATGACCACCAAGGTGACCGTTTCCGCCAACCACGGCTGGCCCGTGGACGTGACCCCGCTCCCGACGACCGCCGACGGTCTGGTCGGCCCCAGGACGCGCGTGCCCGCCGGCACGGAGCGCGAGTTCTGCGTCCATTCCGGGCAGGACCTCCTGATCCACGAAGTCCAGCCCGGCGAGATCGCCGCCGAGATCGAGCGGGGAGCTGCGGCATGAGTGCCGAACACAAGGGCCTGCCGGTCGCCGGCTACCGGCCGCAATCCGATGATGCCGTCGCGCTGGTCAACCAGAACAAGTCGATGGAAGAGCGTCTCCTGCGTGTCATGGACGCGATGCAGGGCGATCCCGTCTTCGACCAGCGCTGGCTCGCGATCGCGCGCACCCAGATCGAGCAGGGCTTCATGGCGCTGAACCGAGCCGTCTTCCGTCCCGGCCGGATCAGCTTGCCCGAGGACGATGGCGGAGCCCGGCAATGAGCTACGCGACGCTCGCCGATCTCATTGCGCGCGCCGGCGATGCCGAAATGCGCCAGATCGCGGACCGCGACCGGGACACGATGATCGACCAGGACGTGATCGATGCCGCGCTCGTCCACGCCGACAACCTGGTCAACGGCTACGTCGGCGCGAAATACGACGTGCCGCTCGTGACCGTGCCGGACCTCGTGCGCACCTGGGCGGTGTCGATCGCGCGTTACATCCTGCACCGCAACGGCGCGCCGGAACACGTGGCGCAGGACTACAAGGACGCAGTCGCGAGCCTGAAGGACGTGGCGGCCGGAAGGATCTCCCTCCCTGTCACGGCCGGCGCCGATCCCCTGCCGACCGCCGGCGGCCAGGTGATGGCATCGCATCCGGACGAGGTCTTCACCGCCGACAAGCTGAGGGGCTGGTGATGCTGGAACTCACCGTCGACCGCCTTATTGCCGCTGCCCAGGGCCTGACCGCCGTCGAGATCGCCGAGGACATCGACGCGATGGCCGACCGCGCCGGCACGGTCGAGAGCGGGTCGGTGATCGTCATGCCGCTCCGCGAGGCGGCCGAGCCCAACATCCTCGCGACCGGCGGCCACCGCCAGCGCGTCCGCTGCCAGTTCCTGACCGGCATCGTCATCCGTCACTACGACGACGCCATGGGGGGCGAGCGCGCCAAGGCCTTCGACAGCCTGAAGGCGTCGGTCGAGGCGGCGCTCACCGGCTGGCAGCCCGATCCCTACGCCGAACCCGTCTCGCTCGTCGCCGGCGAGAGCAGCCCGGTGACGACGGGCGTCAGCATCTACGTCCAGACCTGGGAAACCGCCCGCTACCTGACAGGAGCCTGACGATGACCGCGACGCCACCGCTTCCCGCCGAGGGCGGCAGCTACATCCGCAACGAGAAGGGCGAGCTTCTGCCGGCCCCGACCCATGACGCGCCGGAGCCCGCGAAGGCGCCGCGCAAACCGCCCGTGAAGGAGGCGTGACATGCCCTTGAAATGGAACCGCAAGGTCCTGCTCGCGGAGATCGAGACCACCTACGGCACCGATGCCGCCCCGACCGGCGCGGCGAACGCGGTGCTGGCGACGAGCGTCCAGCTGCAGCCGATGCAGGGCCAGGACGTGAGCCGCGAGCTCGAGCTGACCACGCTCGGGCCGCAGGCCACGGTGCCCGTCGAGGTCCACGCGACGCTCGCCTTCGAGGTGGAACTCGCCGCCTCCGGCACCGCGGGCACCGCGCCGGCCTGGGCGCCGCTCCTTCGGGCCTGCGCCGTGGCCGAGACGGTCGCGGCCGGCGTGTCGGTGACCTACAACCCGGTCTCGGCGTCCCACGAGAGCGCCACGATCCACTTCTGGGTCGAGAACACGAAATACGCCCTCGTCGGCGCCCGTGGCACCGCGGTGATCCGCATCGGCGCGCAGGCGGTGCCGAAGATCGCCTTCACCTTCACCGGCCTCTTCACCGCGCCCTCCGAGGTCGCGCAGGCCACGCCGACGCTCACGGCCTGGCAGAAGCCGATCGTCGCGACCAAGGCCAACACGCCGGTCTTCACGCTGAACGGCCAGAGCCTGGTGCTGCGCTCGCTCGAGCTCGACCTCGCCAACGAGGTGGTCACCCGGTTCCTCATCGGCTCGGAGAGCGTGCTCATCACCCAGAAGAACGAGAAGCTGACGGCGACGGTCGAGGCGGTGCCGCTGACGACGCTCGATCCCTACGCCCTGGCGCTCGCCCAGACCGCCGTGCCCCTCGTCCTCACCCATGGCGTGGGGGCGGGCAAGATCGTGACCCTGAATGCGCCGCTCGCGCAGATCCAGCGTCCCTCGGGCCTCGCCGAGCAACAGGGCATCGTCGAATGGCCGCTGAGCCTGGTGCCGCAGGTGGGCGCCGGCAACGACCAGTGGACGCTGGTGCTGACCTGAGGAGGTGAGGCGATGGCGGGCGTTCTGGTCGGGGGTTTCATCGTCTGCATCGGCGGGCTCATCGCCGCCAATGCCTCGGCGGCCGAGCGGTTCATGCTCGGCCTCTGGGTTGCGATGGCAGGTGGCTTCGTCCTGCTCGGCGGCGTCGCCGACGTGTTGATCCGATGAAAGGAAACGGAATGTTCAAGGTGATCGAGGATCCGCAGTTCGTCGAGGATGTGCGCGTCGAGGTGCCCGATGGCGCCGCGGGCTGGCGGAAGGAGGTGCTGCGCACCCGCTTCCGGGCGCTGAAGGTCTCCGATGTCAACACGCTCGCGGAGGACGGCGGGGTGAATGCGCTCCTGGACCGCGCCGTGGTCGAGTTCGAGGACCTGGTCGACGAGAGCGGCAAGCCCATCCCCGGCGACGGCGAGTGGCGCGACAGGCTCCTGGACTATGCGTTCGTCCGCGTGGCGCTGATCCGTGCCTTTCACGAGGCGCAGGCAGGGCTCCGCGCGGGAAACTCCGCGCCTTCGGCCGCGCCTGGGCCCGGGGCGAGCTGAAGGGGCGCATCGATGACGAGGCCGCGCGCGATGCCGAGAGGTTCGGACTGGAGCCGCCGCCCGCCCCGGAGCCCTTCGGCCTCTGGGCGGAGCACCTCGGCCCCGCGCGCGCCTTCCTATCCGTCGACACGCAGTGGCGCGTCGCCTCGGGGGGCTTCGGCATGGCGGTGATCGGGCTCGACTACACCGCCGTCAGGATCGGCCTCCGGGCCCAGGGCATCGCCCTAGATCCTGACGGCTGGGCCCGGCTCCGCCTCATCGAGGCGGGCGCGCTCGAGGCGATGAACGAGGCCCGGCAATGACCGCCTTCAACGTCGCCATGCTGATCACCGCCGACCCCGCCCAGGCGCGGCGGGGCCTGAAGGAGGCCGGGGCCGAGGTCCAGAAGTTCGGCGCGGCCGCGCGCCAGGCGGGCAATACCGCCGCGGCCGGGTTCGACAAGGCCGAGGCGGAGATCCTGCAGTTCCGCCGCGCCTCGACCGGCGCGACCTCGAACCTCGTGGCGCAGCTCAACAACGTCGGTCAGATGCTGGCGGCCGGGCAGTCGCCGCTCCTCCTCGCCGCCCAGCAGGGCACCCAGATCAGCCAGGTGTTCGGCCCCCTCGGCGCGGCGGGCGAGGTCAGGGCCCTCGGCGCGGCCTTCCTCGGCATGCTCAGCCCGGTCAACCTCGCGGTCTTCGCCGCGGTGGCCGCGCTCGGCATCCTCGGGAATTCGTTGCGCGGCCTCTTCGGCGAGACGAAGTCCGTCGAGGACGCGATCGGCGATCTGGCCGACGCCACGAAGGACTGGCGCGACGCGGCGAAGGTCGGCAGCGCGGACCTTTTGCGCGAGTTCGGCCGGATCACGCCCGAGATCGTGGCGCTGCAGCGCGAGATCACCGGGCTTGCGCTGACCGAGCAGCTCCTCAAGTCGGCCGAGGCGGCAGCGCTTCTTGGCGACGAGTTCGACCGCATCTTCGATCTGCGCAGCCGGTCCGGCGATATCGCGGCATTCCTCGACGTCGAGCCGGCCCTGTCCGGCCGGCGCAACGCGGCGACATCGGTCTTCGAAAACCCGCTGATCGGCAACTTCGACCGCCAGTTCGAGACGCTCTCAACCTCGACCGACCTCGACGCGCGGATCGAGGCGCTGAGGTCGATCCGTGCGATCATCACGGACAACGTCGATCTGCAGGACGCCGGCAACGAACGCCAGCGCGAGTTCCTCGCCTCGGTACAGGCGCTAGAGCGCCAGCTCCTCGCCGTGAAGGCTGCCCAGGAAGGCATCGGCTCGGCCCAGCAGGTCTCCGAGGAAAAGCTCCGGAGCATGATCGCCGGGCTCGAGGACGAGCGCCGCATCAAGGACCTGATCCGCCAGCACGGCGAGGACAGCCTCCAGGTCGAGGCCGCCCGCGTCGAGATCGAGCGGCAGGCGGTCCGGGAGATGCTGGCGGCGAGCGATGCCTCGGAGGAGCTGAAGCGCCAGTTCCTTGAAGCCTGGGATGCGGCCAATGGCGCCGAGGCCTCGGTCGGCGATCTCTTCTCGGCCATGCTCGACGCCGCCGGCGCGGGCGACGACACGCGGCGCGCCATCGAGGATGCCTGGGCGGCGATCACGGGGGCTGCCGGCGAGACCAACGTCTGGGCCGGGCTCATGGCCGGGGTCGCGGCCGAGGTGCGCGGCATCGGCGCGGCGCTTGCCACGCTTGGCGGCGCCGGCATCGCCAACGCCGGCAAGCAGATCGAGCTTGAGGCCCTGCGCGCCGGCAAGACCGCCGCCGAGGCGCGGCGCGCGGCGCAGGAGGCCGAGTTCCGCCGCGACGCCGAGATCAACGAGGCGAAGGTCGGCCACGTCCTCGCCCAGGCGGTCCTGAAGGAGAAGCTCGAGGGCGTCGACCTCGATCGCCAGCTCGACGCCGAGCGGCGCATCGCCGCCGAGCGCGACCGTGCCGCGACGCGGGGTGCCTCGGGCCGGCCGGGGTCGCGCCAGGCCGACGCGCAGGACCGCTACCTTGCCTCGCTCCGGCAGGAGCGCGATCTTTTGAGGGAAACCGACCCCGCCCAGAAGGAGCTGATCCGCAACCGCGAACGGCTCGCACAGATGACCGCCGGCGCGCGGGCCGAGGCCGAGCAGCTGATCCTCACGAACGCGCGCCTCCGCGAACAGCAGGCCGAGGAAAAGCAGGGGTGGGAGGACATCAAGCAGGCCGCCTTCGACGCGCTCGACGGGCTGATCCTGAGGGGCGAGAGTGCGGGCGAGGTCTTCGCCAACCTGGCCGACTGGATTGCGAAGGCGTTCCTGCAGTCAGCGCTCCTCGGCACGGGTCCGCTCGCCGGCATCTGGGGCGGCCAGGGGACCGGGCTCTTCGACCTCATCGGCAAGGGCCTCGGCATTCCCGGCGCGGCCGACGGCGGCATGATCACCGGCCCCGGGGGGCCGCGCGACGACAGCATCCTCGCCCGGCTCTCGAACGGCGAGTTCGTCGTCAACGCCGCCGCCACCGCGCGCCACCGGCCGCTTCTCGAGGCGATCAATGCGGCACCACGCTTCGCCACCGGGGGCATGGTCGGGGGCGGGGCCAATTCCCCCTTCGGACCCGGAGCCGAGGCGCCGGCGGCGGTGGTCGAGCTGAGGCTCACCGACGATCTCGACGCCCGCGTCGCCGAGACCTCGCAGGCGGTCTCGGTGCGCGTCACCCGCGCCGGGATCGAGGAGTACGACAAGAAGGTCCTGCCGAAGAAGATGCGGGCGGTCCAGGCCGACCCGAGGAGGGTGGGATGACGCTCGCCTTTCCGCTCGCGCTCGCCGAGTTCTGGGACCTCCTGCCGATCTCGACCGTGGCCCTCGACTGCGCGCCCCAGCTCGAGGCCTCGGGCACCGGCGCGGGCCAGCAGCTCACCCGCGAACTCGCCCCGGCGCTCTGGCGCGGCACCGTGACGCTCGGCCGCATCACCCCTGCCGAGGCCGCCGACGCCATGGCGCTCGTCGATCTCGCCCGCCAGTCCGGCGCCTCCTTCCTCGCCTGCGATCTCATGCGGCCATACCCGTCGCTCGATCCCGACGGGGCCGTCCTCGGGACCGCCACCGTCACGGTGCAGTCGATCGGCGCGACCAGGCGCGACCTCCGGCTCACCGGCCTGCCGCCCAACTACCAGCTCCGCCGCGGCGACCTCGTGGGCGTCACCTGGGGCGCCTCGCCGCTGCGCTACGGGCTCCACCGCATCGTGGTGGCCGCGAGCGCGGATGCGACCGGCCTCACCGGCTGGTGCGAGGTCGCCCCGGCGCTGCCCGCAGCCCTGGCCACGGGAGCCGCCGCCACGCTCGCCCGCCCGCCGGTCAAGGCGATGATGGTGCCGGGATCGGTCCGGACCGGCACGCTCCGTCGCGGCCTTGTCGAGGGCGCCGCCTTCGACTTCATCCAGACGCTGAGGTGAGCCCATGCGCAGCCTGCCCGCCGCCGTCGCCTCGCATCTCTCGACCCGGCCGGACGCCGTCCGTGTCCATACGCTGGTCTGGATCACCGCGAAGGATCGCCTGACCGGCATCCCCGAGAGCGTCGGGCTCTGGAACGGCTTCGACCACCAGCAGTTCGACATCGGCGGCATCCGTGACTACTACGGCGCCGGCAACATTCTCGGCCTCGACCGCATCACCTACGGCTCCGGCCTCGATGTGCGGATGCACACGATCACGCTGGCCGCGATCTCGCCCGAGGTCGAGCAGGTGGCGCGCGGCTACGATGCGCGGCTGGCGCCCGTCGAGGTGCACGGGCTCCTGATCGATCCGGTCCAGAACATC